TCGGCTTCTATTTGGATAGCATCTGTGTCACTTACAGAACCAATATAGCGAGCATCGCCTATTATAAGATCATTTATCGTAGCATTGCCAGTAGTAACAATATTATCACTATCGTCTATCGTAACTCCAGTAGGCTGTGTAGTTACCCCATCAGTTCCGTCAAAGGCAGGTATGGAGTTATCAACAACAGTTCCGGCGTCAATCAAGAAACCTGATACACTACTACCTGTATGGGTATGTCCTGGGTCTGCACCGGAGGTTACGTTAGCTCCGAGGATAGTTGCCCCTGTTACAGTTCCGTCGGCTTGGAAATTGCCGTTGCTATCCATGTTCCCAACGTTATTGCTATCCGAATCAAGAAAGTTCACATAATTGGCGCCAGCGTTATCGGACATTTTAAGGTTTAGATCTGTCGCAGGAGCGATCTGCAAATTCCCAGCGTTGCTGCCAGCGACAGTCGAAATTTCTGTAAACCATGTGCTAAAGTTGCTCCCTAAATGCAATTTGACTTGAGTGGCAGGAGCGTTAGGATTCACAATGACATCTGGGGGTAGCGTAACATTGCTGCCATCCCAGGAAGATCCGGGGATTCCAGCAAAAGATCCATTGTCATTATATTGTATCTGCGTATCAGATCCACCGGGGGATGTTCCTGCTACCGTAACGGTTGTCCTTATGCCACTATGAGTTGCAGCAACACCAGCGCCAACATAATCGACATCAGAAGCGTACCCTTTATGTGTCCCCTCATCTCTCGTCCTGTGAGTTGCAAAAACCAGCGAAGGGAACAGAAACAAACAGGCCACAAATAACACAAATCTTTTCTTCATCCTATTCTCCTGTTTTAACTAAAGTGAGTTACGCAGATAGCTTCTCCGTTAACTATCGAATCTACATACAATTTATTGAGATTGTCTATTTCAAATCTGACAGGGACATTCCCAGGGATTATAACAGTCCCTCTTTGAGAAGAAGCCGCAGCAACAACATTAGAATCCCCAACAACTAAGAGATCCGTATTTCCAGTATCCCCACAGATCAAACAATATTTGATAGATGTCGATGTAGAGGTTACCTGCTCTTTTGTACCCGCAGTCGTAACAGCCTTTCTCAAAGTGCCTACTGCCCCACATATATCAGGAGCCACGCTTTTGTAAGCTGACTTCCATTCAGCAGATGTCATTCCTCCAGCAGCAAAAGCCCTTACAACCTTATCGCTTACTGTCTTGAGAGCCGAAATGAAGCGCTTACCATCGGAAAGGCGCACTGATAAGGGTTTTGTTGCTTTATCTGATAAAAATCTAAGGGGTTCCAGGGCAGCCAGAAGCTCTGAGAAGTCTAAATCGATCTCTGGATTGACGGTAATATGAGGCTCAGGGACGTTTATATTGGGTATCTTAATTTTCGGCACCTTGATCTCAGACGCCTTTATCTCCGGTACTTTGACATCGATCTCCGGGATCTGGACATCAAACGTAGGAGTAAAGTCTATCTTGGCTATTGCTTCTTGTAAGGTTTTAATGGTTGAGATTAATGTAGGAAACTCGTCCGCCTTGAGGACATCCGGGATCTTGATGGAAGCAATGTATTCGCCGATCTTCTTTGCTAATAAGGTAAGTTCGTTTCTAAGATGTAATTTGATCTCATCAAAATTATTAACGGAGATTTCTTTCTGATTTTCCTCTTCAAATAGTATGCCCAGGTTGCGAATAGCCTCATTGATTTCGCCCAAGGTCGCGAGTTCCTTGCCTGTCCTTTTTGGTCGTTGGGTTGTTTCAAAAAGTCCACTCATATCTTCCCCTTATTTTCTTGACACGATAGCCTTAGATGGCTATACTCAAAATGACGATGATCGATGATGTGCCATTATGATAAAAAACTCCACAGAACTACCTGATAAACACCCCAGGAAACAAAGCAATGAGCATTTAGTTGATTGGCTCATGCGAGACCAAACGAATAATGTTCCGTTAGGCGAATTAACAAGACGAAACATTGACGCCATAAACAAGTTTAACCGAACAAGTTCCCGTTTGGCTTGAGCTGTGATTATCCTCGCGATAACAGCCATAATAATCTCAATCCTTAAATAGATTAACTTTATCTATAAGAATTATATTGTCAAAAAGACTTTCAATATCTGCGAAGAAAAACACCCCTCCGCACGTAAAACAAACTGCTTTAAAATACTTCTTGCCATTCAGTTCGATTATTTCCACATCTTTGCCCATACCCCGATGCTTACAGGCTATGGGTTGCTTTTTGAATATATTCATGTTTTTCCTCCATTGTTTACCGACTTTGCGTCCAAAGGATTCTTTACGAAGTGATGAAAATAACCATAACATTATTAAATTTAGCTGCGTTTCAAGGTCGCCCATCTTAAAACCTCCTGGTTCTTCTTGACAAAAATCCATATTAATGTTACCTTATAATCATGAAAAACAAATACTTAAAATCAATCTGCGATCATTCGCGATGCAACAAACAATGAAAAAAGTAAAATTTATAATATCAATATTATCTAGTGCTATAATAGTTATTTATCTAATCTTATGGACATTACAAACCCTTAATATTATCCCATCCTTTTCAGCCTTTAACGACGATGAGCAATTCTCCACAGATAATTTTCCACCCATGACACCCTAATATCCTTTTATTTCTTTCATAAGTTTTTTTAATTGATTATATGTTTCTTTTATTCGCACACCTTCTCGCGTTCTCTCATATCTTTTGGCCCAGAATTTACCTCTTTTTAAATCTTCTATTTTTTTCTCCACATTTCTTAATCCCCTGTCCCGAAGATCTTTAAGATTAACTTTATATATGGACGATAAAGTTTGTGCAAGAGTTTGCTCCCCAGCTGTCAACTCTTCCTTTCTCATCTGCTTTTTAACAATTTTATTTATTTCGTTAAGCAATCGTGCTTGTGGTAATACTGATACAGCTGTATATTTTAACTTAACTGGTATATCCATACGTAAAAGTTCTTGTGTCTCGTTAGGATATTTTTGTATCTCTGACTCAAAATAAAAACTTTTATTCATTCCAAGCTCAATAGGCGCTCTTAAATAAGGAGTAAGTAATTCTACAAACAATTCTTGCGGTCTTACCATTTTTGCCAAATCGCCAGCAGGGATTACACCCTCCAGTGGCATATAAGTAACTGTATCAACAGTTCTTCCTATTTCTATAGGCAGCCGTTCATATAAATCTGGTCTTGCATATTTCAAACGTAGTAAGTCTTGCTCATCCCGCGATCTTAGTGCTGGGCTAAGAACCATATATTTTTCAGGTTGTTGCCACAATTGTTGTGCTTGTAGTGGTACGTTCTTGCGTGTCCATGTATAAAACGGAAAAAGCCTTTTCATTATTTGCTTCTCGAATGCTGTCAAATCTTGGTAATCAAACAAAAACTTTTTAACTGACTTTGCCGCAGTAAAGGCGTCATCTCCTTTTTCTATCTTATCCAAAAAGTGTGCCAGGCGAGCATTGTTTTCTATAGTGGCACCAAATGCCATTCCCTTCCCTATCAGTCCATCGCCTTGAATTGCTCTTTGAATACCTGTTTCAATGTCAGCCGCATACCACCCATGTCCCAAAACACCTGTTTTTTCGGCTTGAATAATTATATCGTCAGCCATCTGTGTCGTTATGCCAAATCTCTTTAGGTTTTCCAAGGCAACTCTATTTTTAATTCCAGTTGAAGTTTTATATTTTCTATACATTTGTATAGCTTGCGCTCTTGGATAATGTCTTGGATTGACATTAGCCAAGTAGTTATTCCACATATTGCCCACCATGTTCCTCAAATGGTATTTGGGGAATGGGGCTAATGTCCACTTCTTCCAGATGTTTTGGACTGCATCAAATGATTTTACGAATAATTTGGCTTCGTTTGGATTGAAGTATGACGTTGTGACACGTGTGATCTCTGACATAACTTCTGGATCAAACTTGAGACCTTTTAGAGAAGGATTCAAGTTGGTAACACTATCGGGTAATTCTTGCCAAAATGCTGGGGCTTCTGTCTTTCCAAATGTTTTAGCAACATCATCGAGAAATTGAGCTGATGTTACTGCTTTTGCTGATTTTGTTCCTCTGACAGCAACTGCATAAGCTGGATGCTTAATAAAAAATTCTTCCACAGACCGCCCACCTAAACTTTTAAGTCCGTGCTCCGCAGCAAATGCGTTAAATTCATCTAACGTAAAATCTCCAGTTTTTCTTCGTAACGCATTATCCAGCTTGGTATTCCAGATCTTTGAATTACCTATCTTTGCTTGCTTAAAATACTCTCTCGCTTCTTTTGTGGTTATGCGCGGAAAATATTGAATATGCCGTGCATTCTCTGACAATGCCGTTATTGATACACCCGCCTTCATCTCTTTTGTTAATATGTTAGACAGATGCGATTTGATGGTATTTGCCAAGACTTTTGTTTCCGTTGCCGCATCCCCTATTGCCATATTGGGCTGTTCAATTAAATTAACTATTTGCTTTTCTATGTCATCGACGGATTGCTTTGTTTTTGCTGAAATATTTTGGATGACAGTTCTTATCTTTACTCCAAATTTCAATTCCTTCCCCTTGAGATATTCTCGATTGAGCAAATGCTTATCTATTAAATCACCCAACTTGCCTATTCCAGTTTTTGTGATAAAGATTTCTTTTAGTCCATGTGCAACTGGTTGAATCTTTGCACCTAATATAGTTGTAGCTTTTGACACACCAGGTATCGCTTTTATGCCCCCGCTAACAAGGCTCGTTCCTTTACTAATAGTTTTTGTGATTAACTTATACCCCGCGCCTCCAAACCACATTAACGGATCTGTCGCTATCTCTGTGGCAAATCCCAAAAATGGTATACCCTTTATACCTACTTCATCCCACAATGCGTTTGCCTGGATTCGTTCTTTGCCAGATAAGCCTCTCCATGTAGCTTCTAATAACCCTTTAATATTTTCTCCCTTTTGTCCCAGTGCCTCCATAGCCTCTGGCGGTAAATTCTCAACATCAGCTAATGAGTTTATTGGATAACCAGCATTCTTTAACGCATTGAGACTGTCTTGCCGTTGTTGATTAAGAATGGATTTGATCGCATAACCAGGTCTCCCTAAAATGTCTAACACCTTGCCGAACTTAGACATCTGGGAAAAACGATCTTCCTCTCTTGAAATGCTTAAAGGTTTGATATTGAGTCCCACGGGTTTAAGTTGTAAATCAACTTTTTCTTCCTTCGCCTTCAAATTGAGCTTAGGTTCAACTGGTCTAAGGTGCAATTCTTCATCAACAGGCTTTAGATTAAGTGACATTTATTTCACCTTTGTATATCCTTCTTTTAGAGCTTGTTCTAATTGATAAGCTGGAATAAGCCAGGGCTTGCCCCTCTTATCCTGAATGGTTATTTCTTCATATCGACTAAGTTCTTCTTCAAATAGTGTTGGATCGAGCTTGGCTTCAGTTATAGCACTTAAAGCCTCATCCATAGTTTTTGGTTCGTAAACTGATGGTTCACCCCATTCCTTTCCCAAAACTATCTTCCCTCTCTTTAAGCCACTTCTTATAGCTTCTATTTTCTGTTCTTGCCCCCAAGATGGGGTTTTTTCTTTTTCTTTCTGTTTTAACATAACGTCATTTTTGTATTTTTCTTCTTCTGATGTCAACTCTATTCCGTCAAGTAACTTTTGTTTGATAATGTTCTCTCGAATCTTTATTGTTGCAGTTGCCCCTTTACTTTTATCTTCCAATATATCCAATTGATTACGCAAACTGTCGTCGCGGACAATTTGTCCACCCTCTCTGCGCATACCGATTTTTGCCAAACTTATCTCTCTTTGGCTTTTTCTCTCTCCCAACAAGTCCTCTCTTTCCTGTCTTTTAAGTTTCATCAATTCGCGAATTTGACGTTGTTGCAAATACTTATCAGTTGCATTGATAATCGACATTGCACGTCGCTGATCTCTTTCATCTTCCAAAGCTTTGTACTTTATGATATGCCCAAGAATTGACATGATTTTCCTCCTATCATATTTTTAAAATATTGGCTCCAGTAGTCGCGATTGAAGTTAGTTTTGCAGTGGCAGCTATTACACAACGATATTAAATTACTTAAATTTAAATTTTCCTTATTATAGTCGATGTGATGAATATGTAATTGTCTTTCGCATTCAAGCTGTGGCACTCCGCAGAGCTGGCACTTACAGTTGTCTCTGATTCTAATTTGCTTCCTGAGCTCTTTCCTCCATGTCAGAGGATATGGTTCAAAGGATTTGCCACCTCGCCAAGCTGGATTTTGTTCTCCGACTAATAAACCTTTAAGTTTTTCGCTTATTTTTTTACATGCTTTTTTTGAGCAATGCGCTTTAATCATTTTCCTACGATTTTCGTCTGATATACTATGATGTTTACCTCTTCTGGATTTGCTGCTTTTATCTATATGTTCTTGAGAAAGTTTGCGTCCTAAAAAATAATAGGGATTTGATCTACTTTTTACATTCATCTTTCTTAATGCATACCAAATTGATGCTTGATGAACATTGAATAATTTAGCAATTTCATTCATTGACTTGCCAGATAAATATTTATTTGCAACAGACTGAAAATTTAGTTTTCGATGATTCTGGCGAGGAACTTTATGCTTTTTTAATATATAAAAAATTAAACTAATAGCACAATGAAACTCTTTTGCGATTTCTGTCATGCTCCTACCTTGAAGATACAGATTCTTTATCTCCTCTTGAGGTAATTTCTTTTTTGCGCTCATTTACCTCCTCCTCTTTTTCTTCTTAGGGGTTCTCTATGAACCCCTTTGTATAGCTGCAATAGTTTTTGCTTTCCAGTTCTTCGGAACCTTAACTCTATTCTTAACTCTTTCTTTACTCTTATATAGGTGTCCGCTTTTTGCGGAGTTAAAGGGTTGATTTTGCGGATACCCTGTCCGCTTTTTGCGGATACCCCCACAGTCTATTTGAGGCAAAAGAACAGTGCCAAGCATTGTATATTCTGTAACACTGGAACCTTTGCCAGCGCTATATAAAATAAGTCCTCTAACCTTCAATATTTTTCTGGCTCTCCACAATGTATCTTGCGAAATTCCCAAATGATTAATGATTAACTTGTCTCTCCAAGTAAATGTGGGTCTCTGAAACCTGCAATACAGCCCTCTCAAATAGATATAGAGCAATTGAGGTATTCTCTTAATCTGCCTATCTTGGCACAACTGAAAGAAGTTGTTTTCTAAGTACTGATACCCGTTTTTCATATTTCTTCCCTTCTTAATTAATTCCACCAATCTTCATATAGGTTTCTATCATATAAACCTGCATTAGGATCTACGGCAAACAAGTCATCTGATGCTGTTCTACCTGGCACGCCTCTTCTTGAGCCTATGTCTGAAGCGCCAAACATCGTAGCCCCTGATGAAAGCAAGGACTCGCCTGCACCCCGTGGTGAAAAGTAGCCGGCTGCCCCACCTGCTGTGCCTCCTATGGTTGCTCCTACTGCTGTACCTATACCAGGCAGGATCATGGATCCAATGGCAGCTCCTGTGCCAGCCCCGCCAAGAGCTCCTGTAAGACCACCCCACAAGCCGCCCTTGGTGTCTTGCTCGGCTAAGGTCTTGCCTACCCGATTCTCATAATCAAGCTGCGTTGATTCTACATCCATACCATGTCTTTTTAGATCTAAGCCATATTCCTCAAGACCGAGCCCATATTTGGATAGACCAAACTGGTTACGCCTTGCCTCAGCCTGCCCGGCCATCCCAGTTGCTGTACCCATAGTGTTTAATCCAGTCCCGAATAGACCGATCCGGTTGCGCATGGCGCGATCTATATCAGCGAGTCCGAATTGTGTCCCGGCTGCAATATACTTCTTCTGGAGGTCAGACTCTAAGGTAGCCAGGCGATTCGCGGTAGTGGAACTCTGAAGCTGGTTATTAGCAGCCAATTGATTGACTGTCTGCTGCCTGACATCTCGGAAGATAGGATCCAGCTCCGCCTTCAGACCTTGTAAGAACATCTGAGTTGTGCGGGGGCTTGTTGAGATCGTATCCATAAGCGGAGACATCTCACCTGTAAAATCAAAGGATGTTAGACGTTCTCCCATACCAAACAGACTTTCCATCCCCCTCTGATAAAATGGATCCTCTTGGTATGTTGGAGCCACACCTCTAAATTCAGGTGCCTTATCAAACTGCGGCGTTGCTGGTAGTTGGGGACTTTTGTTCTTCAATCCCATTCTTTCCCTCCTTATGACGTTTAAAAATCTTTAACTTTTCTTTCTTTGACTGATCAGCCCAGTCGTAAAAAGCAACTTCTTCGACCTCCGGACACTTCTCAAGGTACTGCGTAAGCATCCTCTTGGGGATCATGCGATCGCCTGCGACTGATGCCATCCAGGGTACATATAGAATCTTTCCGCTTTCCTTCTCAGGAAAACGCTCTAATGTTTTGGGTTCCAAATCGGGGACACGATAAGCACAAGCAACTACGGCAACACGATTATCCTCAACGGACACCCACAAATAACCCTTCTTGTGAGTAAAGAGAAGGATCTTAATCCAGTCTCTTATCGGTGTATCGGGACAACAATTTGATTTAACAATTAAATTAAAAGCTTGAATCAGTACTTGAGCTTGAGTCATCTAATTGCTCCCATCAAAAATTATATTTTTGGAATCTATCTTTTTTCCAGCCTCAAACTCGATGTGTGTTTTTTGATTCCTAAAAGCCATTAGATTCTGTGGCTTGTTGTTGTTTTTAATACCATTTATATGGTGTGCAACTTCCCATCGATGCAAATAGCGACCTATCTGTTTTTCTACGATAAGACGGTGTTCGTAAACATAGCCAGATTTGTCAGCAAAAGGATGCTTAGGAACTAATCTGCGAATATAACCCGAGCTATGTTTACGTATTCCCTTTGCAGAAAGAAGATGCTTGCCTTTTTTTGCTTTGCTTATCTTTTCTTTAGATATATCGGAATGGCATTTGCCATAAAAAGAATTGTTTTTCCCTTTCGAAGAACATGCTTTACATCTTTTTGCTTGATAAGCTATCTCTTTGCCACAATCAGGGCATTCAGGCTTGCCACCTTTCCACTGCGAGCTTTCCATTCCCATAAATCTATTTTTTAAACTGTCGCTAATTTTTTTCTTATGATATTCTGTTCGTGGGTAAATTCCTGTTGGCATATTATCTCCTACTTTGCAATCCAGCCAGTGGCAGTATTATTCCCGCTTTCCTTAACATAAAGAGTTGTGTTCGCTCCCCCATCCTTACGGAAAAAGATGGATCCTACCTTCGCAACGATAGCACCTTCCGGAGTAGCATAACCAATATAGACCTTCACCTTGTTGCCATCGCTTGATATGTGATCGAAGAGCATCCTCAGCATATTGTTGAGCTCATTTATGCCCTCATACGTCTTTAATTTCTCATATGTCAACTCTACATAGCCATCCATTATGAAATCAACCCCTTGTCTTTTAAGCTCTTCTCAGCAAGCTTGTCTTTCTCGTTCTCTATCAGACGCTTGCGTTCTGTAGCGTCTTTTCTTTGTTTGGCTTTCTCCTGATTAACACTTACACCCTTCCCCTTCTCGCCTTCCCAAGCATTTCTATCTTCTCTTGTTGCGGGAAGCTCGGAAGAATCAATATCATCATAAGGCAACCCCTTTAATTCCTCTTGCATCGCTTTTGTAAATACCCTATCTAACCATTGATCTTCCGTTTCATTTGGACATCTTGACTTGGGTGCTGGATGTATTACAGCTACTGCTTTATCAGGCTTGTAAACAACTCGGATTTTACTCATGGGTTTCTCCTATTTTTTTTGTTTTTATTGATCTCCAATCGCCATCACTGTAATAGTGTCTACATCTGTATGGGCAGAGGTGTAAAGCCTAGTATTTACCTGGACAGAACCAACAGCATAAGTATCAGGCGTAAGAAATGTTGCACTTCCTGCATTGTCTCCTCCGGATCCCACAGCAGCATAGTCATCGTTTGCAAAATCAGTATCCCAATTTATTGTGTATCGACCCACTGCATTATCAACTATGGATGACACATTGTAGCTGTCTCTGATTGCTATTCCTCCTGTACCATTGAAATTGATCCAACCTTTGACAACACGTTCTTTCACGGCCGAAGCAAACTTGGCATAGGTTACGTTTGCGTCTTTGATCTTAGCGGTTTCTACAGCATCAGAGGCAATATGCTCTGCATCGATAGACCCGGCTGCGTAGTGCTCCGAGTCTATGGTGTCATCGGCTATCTTCGCACCAGTAACAGCATCGGCTGCTATTTTGGCTGTCTCGACACACAAAGCTGCTAAATGTTCTGGATCAATGCCGCCAGCCGCAAGGTGCTCTGAATCTACGGAATCGTCGGCAATTTTAGTACCATCTACTGCATCAGCTGCAAGTTTTGCAGTAGTAACGTTGAGATTCTTTATTATCGCCGTCTCCACTGCATCATTAGCCAAGCCGCCAACCAAGATCTTCGGCGCCTCGTTCTCAGTTGCATCATGCTTATGCCCTGTCGTCTCGTTCATTGCGGCCATAAGCCAGGTGATTATGAGATCAAGCTGACCCTCAAGATCTGCGTCGGTCAACACCTCTGTTCCCCAATTCTTAGTTCGTGCTAAATCAGACGGATATGCCATCTAATCCTCCTCGTATGCTATTGCGTGAATTTTTATCTTCTTTATCTTAGGTCTGGTACTCGCTCCATCATGAAGCACTTGAAAGCTAAAGCGCCTCCCGACCATATTAGACTTCCATGTTTTCGTTACGGTTTTCTCAGGCGGTTCTGAGACTATTTGAGAAGTATTAACAATAAAAGTTGTATTGATCAAATCTCCTTCCGCCGTAAGAGAGAAAGTCTGCGATGCGCTTTGGTTCCCGCGATCGGCACTTGCCAATATCGAAAAGGAGCCTGATGTACCGTAAAAGGTTATAGTTACCTTTGTTAGTTTCATCCGGACATCATCAATGGGGAATCGGCTACCTCCATGAGCCAGCTTAAAGTCTCGCGAAGAAAAGTCCTTAGTCTCATATTTCGCCTGCGTATCCTCGCTATTGTCTGAGAAGGTAGCACTACCAACCTCATATATTTTGTCCTGTTGTGCGGATCCTGCGTATAGCTCGTTACTGCTGTATGTCAGGAGTGCCGGATACCCTAAGGTATCGCTCACAGCTGAATTGATAGGTCTTTTCATCCACCTGCCCAGCTTCGCGTTGTAGATCCGGTGCACATTCGGATAGCCTACGGTTCCGTCGCTATAAAACAGATGATATTCATCGTTCTTATAGATGCCGAATATCCTGTTTGAAAAGCTAATGTCCTCCGGGAAGTCATGGAATGTCGTTAGGTTAATCCAGCTCGCACCATTCCATAAGAATACTCCAAGCGTCGGATACCTGGAGACAAAGTAGACCCCTTCGTTCCCGACCGCTATTGAGAGCGGCGCTGAGCATCCATGAGACCCTACAATCGGACGATAGCCTACGTCTGGCATGTTAAATAATTCATACGCCTCGAACTCATCAAAGATAGTAAACTGATTTCTGAAATTAGGCACGCATCCCTTTGTCGGTCGCGGCATAGTCTGATTCCAGGCATCATTAGCCAGGCTGAAGCCATCAGCTGCATCAAAGTTCCCATGACCAGCCCTGGATCCATATACCACATTTCCCCCACCCTCAGCTACCAGACGGCTTTTATAGTAGTAAAGACGTTCCCTGGCAGCTGCTGGAGGATCAGTAAGGGCTGCGATCGCGACACCAATCGTCTTTTTCTTTATATTGTCGGTCGAGTTCGTGATATAAAGCACACTCCCTACTGATACCCCATGACAAAGAGCATCCCCGGTGAAGGCACCGTCATCCTCCTGGTTAATGTTAGCCCCACTTTTAATAACGAGATCTCCAGCCCCATCACCAGCCTTAATGACACCATACAGGGCACTCGATCCGTTCTCGTCATGCTGTATAAGAAGGTCAAGCGGGTTTGAGTACGTTGCGCCACCAGAGGAAACTTCGGTAACGCCTTTTGATCGGATCATACCTCCGAGCAGAATAGAGTCCCAGTTTTCTATGATTCGAGCCTCATTCGCCTTTACCTCCTGGTCAGCACCTACCTTGTTCTCGCCACCGGAGAAGGAGAAAAGCTCCAAGACCAGTTCTCTTGGATCCCTTTTGTCTAATACGGCTCTGTTACTAAGTTTTCGGCTCATAGAATCACCTTATCCCCACTTATGTCCCTGGCCTTGCCTGTCTGTCTCAGATAGCACATCTTCTACGCCCATATCCGGGACAGGGGATGTATCCTTCATAAATTCCTTCTCTGAGCGCTCTCTTGCTTTATTTACTAAATCGCTATATGTGGCGAGGCACTCAGCAGCTCTTGTATTCTGGCCTATCGATCTCAGGAGTCTGTGCGCTGCATAATAGACAGATGCCTTCCTAAACTCCTTCGGGATAATCGATTCATCAGCATCTATGTCCAAATCTGTCGTAGGATGCTTGAAGTAAAAAAGTTTATACGTCTTGCCGTTGAATCCACTCCCGGCCAGAAACTTCATCTTCTTCGTCCCGCTAAACTCCCACATATAGAAGTAGCCCTGATCCTCTGTGGCGTTCTGGTAATACCATCGCCACTTATGTAACGGGATCTCGCGGTCTTTCGTGATCACATAGTCATTGATGATAAGGCAATGCAGTGCAAGGTAATCACTGGGGACGTCTAACTCAAGACTCGCAATGGTACCTGTTGCATATTCCTTCACACATAGGGAGTCGGCGCAAAATTGGATCTCTCCGGCATTGAGTGCTTCCTTCCTCTTTGCCGTCGGAAACGCATCATCAGTCCCCTCGTTAGGATCACCTAAGAGATCGTCGAGTAATGCTTGTTGTTCCCCGAAATTCCAGTCCATTTACACCTCCACCATTTCGGTTATGTCTTTCTTCAATAAACCCTCAAATGCCTCTGCCCATAGATGTACTTTTTTGTCGGCGTTATGGTTCTCGTAGACGTTATCGTATGCCCTCTCTGCCAATCTCTTCCTTAGCCCCCTGGTTAGCCCCCTGGACTCAATAAGCTCTACCATCTGGTTGTACCAGGCATTCTTCGTATTCTCGACCAGAACGCCATCTTGTCCGTTTGTGATTACTGGCGTATAAGGTGGAATATTCGAGGCTATTGTGGGGATCCTCATAGCTGAGTATTCAAAGTATTTGATAGCCGACTTCTTCCTATTGAAATCTGTATCTGTAAGTGGGCATAACCCTATGTCCAGGTTGAGACACGCCAGCTTGTACGGGTACGCAGCATGAGATACCCAAGAGTGCCATTCAAGTTGCGCTTGAGGTATATCCTTAAAAAGACCATGAAAGCGCACATCACCAAAGTACACAAACTTGACATTCTTGTATTGCTTGGCAATTCGTTTTATGACAGGCGCTACCATGAAGAGATCCTCGTAATGGCTACCCCCGCCCTGCCATCCGATCCGGATCTCCTTTTTAACCATCTCAACTTTTGGAAAGATGCTAAAGTCTATAACATTCGGCAGTACAACGGTGTTCTTATTGAGCTTCTTGAATGTCTCGGCCAAGAGTGGCGTGGTGGTAGATACCATGTCCACCTTCTTGAATGACGCCTTGAAATAGTTATGCCTGCTGATATTCTTCTCAATATGAAAGTTATCCTCGCCATCGCGCCAAAGAGGGATGACATCACCCTCTTCTGTCTCGCGGAATTGCTCCTCAGTGCCCCAGTATCTATAAGACTCGTTCCAAGGGCTCACATTAAAGGGATCGTCATCGTAGTCAGCGACTATGAGCTTACCGTGCTTCCTGGCCGTTTTAATAAAGTTAAGCCATGCTGCATCAGCCGGGCGCTGGAATACTATGATCTCGGATTCCATGATCTTCTGGTTGACAAACTCCAAATCCACCACATTATCCGGATGTATAGTCAGAATGTTCGCCTTCTCATGCTGGAGTAGCTTATAAAGCGGTTGTACGATCCGGTAATGGTTACATGCCCCACGATTACGTTCAAACCCCAGTATGCGCATATTGTTCTGCCTCCTCTGCTTGGTATTCAAACTCCTTAATTACCTTTTTCATGCTAAAGTTGTCATCCCATCCCCAGCTTGCCTTATAAGGTTCACCCAGGCACATTGGCGGCCTATCTGGGGGATCATCCTTGAGGCGTGCCCAGCCAAAGTCGATCAGCTTTATTACGCCATCCTTGACCATAAGGTTGTTAGGAGTTATGTCTCTGTGCTCTACGGCATGAGCGCGTAGATCCTGAATTATCTCGACGAGCTGTTTTCTCCAGTCCGGAGGTAACTTTTGAGCCGTTACCATCTCACCACAGTCCTCAATTTCAAGATGCTCCATCTTGCAATCTTGATGATTGAACTTTACTTGCGGGAAATGCCTGGAGCTGCACTTTGACAGGATCCTACACTCATTCTCGATAAGGCTATAATCAGAATAGGCCGTTTGCTTCTTTATGACCTTGCCGTTCTTCCTTTCAACAGTAGACGTCGCACCTTTGAAATATTGATTGAAGCGACCCACCGTAGGATCCACTGGCTCCACCCAGCCCACGCCTGAGTCCTTTAGGGCGCTTAGGAGATCTTCGATGGAGGCATCCCCAAGCCAGCGCTTGTAGTCATCGGAGACATAGTTCTTGTGATGTACCGCATGATACCCCAGCGCTATCAGGAAAAGCTCCTTTGCTGGTATATAAAACCCTTTCGGTGTCTCCTGGCGTGTCTCAAGGATTGCTTCCTGGAAGGCTCTCGGATAATAGCGATCACCTATGGAGCGCACATCTACATAAATATAGGTCTTGCCGATGGGTAGCTTGAACTGCACACGCGGGGAGGGATATGTCCGCGTGGCATTGGGGAAGATCTCCGTCCAATGGTCTAAGCTATAGACCAGGAGGTCGAGGTCGGAGTGCTCTCCCAACTGAACCCCGTCCGGCAGGTTTTCCCAGTTGCGTAACACGACATACGGAAAATCCACGTCATTCATAAATTGAAAGAATTGCTTTAGACTCTGCATGGTGCCCTTTATTTTTTGTTTTCGTCGAGCTTATGATCTCCACACCAATCATTAGGGAATACGACCGGATAACCATTCATAGTAGGAGCATGGCGCCGGCAGCGTCCCAGTTTTGTCTCTCCCTTTTCATTCTTTTTTGCCACATACCACATGCACGTCGAGCAACTCATACCTTTACTGCGATGTACCCAGGGATCCATGTTTTCCTCCTTTTTCTATTCTGCAACGCATAACACCTATCGCAAATTTAAGACGTTTCCAAAAGCTCGCGTTTGCAAGGATCTCTTTAAGCAGGCGCTCCGTGTTTTTGCGTGCTTCCTGCCTGGCTTCCTTCTTCATCTTTCTTGCCAGCTTCTTGTATTTCACTCTTTTTAACTCCTGCGTTAAGTATGTTCGTAGTTTTCTCTATACCGAACTCGTTAAACATCTCAAAAACGCTCTTTCTGTGGTTGCTCTTAAAAGGCACAAACTTAATACCGTTTTCCTCAAGCGCTTTGAGATCCAAATAGCGCTCCGGCGCCTTATGGTCTGCCAGGTACTCATCGGCCTCGTAGAACTTCAAGATCTCGATCAGCCGGGCTGTGGACTTAGCATCTGTCTGAGGAGGAGGTTCAAACCGAATCTTGGCCGGGTTTACCCCCAACGTCTTTGCAATCGCGACAATCCAGCCCAGATTGACATCAACCAAATTCTGCCCATCCGCGTAATATTTGTCCAAGATCGCAGTCATGCCATGCCGAATAGGCTTAGTCCACCACTTGCCATTGACTTGACATCGGTTTGTAAATCCATTTTTTTCGTATTGGCAATCCACTAAAAGAATAAACAAATCACATTGTGCCATTTTTTCGAAGAAACAAAACCAAGGTATAAAATTTGGTTGGTGAATAGCAACCCTCATGTCTTTCCTCTCCCGTCAAAAACTATATCTGTTAATCTTGTTCTTTTGCCTGCTTCAAATTTACGATGAATCGATTGGTTTTTGAACGCCATAAGATTGTGAGGGCGATTATCGTTGGTAACTTTATTGATATGATGACATACCTCAAATCGATGCAAATAGCGACCTATCTGTTTTTCTACGATAAGGCGATGCTCACGTACATAACCGTCTCGGTTATGAGGATGATTTCGTTTAAGGATTAAAATATATCCATCTTTATCCTTGATTTCGCCATTCTTATAGTGGGGTGAAGTTTCTCCCAATAAATGTACTCCATAAAAATGATTATTCTTTCCAGTCATATCTGGTCTCTTTTTTCCTTGTAGCTTCTTTCCTATGTCAGGTCTTTTTTTACCAGCCCAATATCCCGGCTTCGTGCGCTCGTAAACTCCTTTAGGCATTATCTTTTCCTCCTAAACTTGGCCGGATTGCCACACCAGACCTCATTTTCGCCAATATCGTGCGTTACAACGCTACCAGCGCCTATTAGAGCCCCTTTCTTTATCCGAACACCGGGAAGTATGGTACTTCCGGCACCAATAGCCACGTCATCCTCTATTACAGTGTGTTTCCAGTTTGGTTTCCCGCTTGGCGGATACTTGTCATTTGTAAAGGTAACTCGCGGAGCAATAAAACAGTTGCTCCCGATGCTCACACATTCCGGAATAAAACAGTGCGCCCCGATCCGGTTATAATCCCCTATCTCAACACCATCCCCTATCTCGGTGTAGGATCCTATGGAGTTACACCTACCGATCCTGGCAGTCGGGTATATGTTTGTGAAATACCAGATCTGGTTACAAGCCCGCAGGGATAACCTGGCTTTTAAGGTCTTTATTAAGAGCCAGTATTTCCCGAAGATGTTTTCCCACAAATTGTTCATTCATGATCTCCATTGCTGGGAGCACGCAGTGCCCGCCAATCGCTCCCTTTGGAGGATCCAGTACCATCTGCATATGGTCTGTGCCCTCCATCTCTTTGACCGTTTTGTTAAGCGTACGGAGGTACGTCTTGAGGTCGTTGTACTTAACCCCCATGAGGTCGCAACAGGTCTGGGCGTACCTGGCAAATTCTATATTCATGCCATATTGCACCAAACTCAGGAGTTTCAGGAGCTCCGTCGTCGTAGTGGATGCAAAGAATCCGAATCTCAAACCTGTCCTGTTCAAATAGTTCTTTACCGTAACCCAGTCCTTGCAGTCATCAAAGCCTATGAATAACTTATAGTTCGCAATGCACTCCGCCATGTGTCTGTGTGTCCCCAGGATCGGGACATGTACGATATGCGAGCGGATCGTCCCATTCCAGAGCGACGTCCTCAGCTTATTGGTTGTCCCCACGGGGCAGGTTGTATGGATCATTACCAGCTCTGGATCATAGTCGTTCATATACTCAAGTGTTTTAGTATGGAACGTGGTACTGTAAGGATAACAGACGTGCATGACATCGACCTTATATGGTGTCTCTCCCTCTACGTCTTTGGTATCTATGCCAGGATAATATTTATTGAATACTTTATAGACGGCTCTGCCAATCTCACCCATTCCTATAACGATAACCTTCAGTCCCATTTAATACCCCTTCCTACTTCAGCGTAATATTGTCGATGATTTTCTGTCTTTATATGATCCGGATGAAGCCCTGACCAGTGCCCTATATCCTGAGCCATGATTGTCGGCACCCATCCTATTATCGGATCCTTCTCGATCTTAATCTGCTCCATAAGATTAGCGCCGCCCTTGATACCCACCAAGTTGTAGCGCTCAAACTCCAGATCAGAAATGAGATCAGCATACATAAGCCATAGCCCTACAATGTGCGTGGCCGGAAGAAAACCCCAGCCTTCCTTGTCCGGGAGCCCAAAGCGCCTGGCCGGACGCGACGGTACATAGTCAGGTGAGAGTACCTGAGCCGGAGAATTAGCGAAGATCTTGAGCATATTATTAAGCCAGTTTCGAGGCATACGCACATCATTACCTATGATCCCGATCATGTCTAACCTGAGTGCCTCAGACTTCTCAAATGACCTTACCCAGTCAAAGAAGTCTATGACTGTCCGTCTCAAGCCTTGATTCAAGCGATTCAGAATCGTGTATTTCATGCCGTACTTCCCCCCGGATCCCAGCTTACAGTCCCTCAAAAACTGTATTGTCCCATCATGAGAAGCGTCATCTACCATTACGAAAGTTACGTCCCTGTAATCTTGTGCCTGCTCAAGAGCGTGGACGCACTGTTTCGTATATTCGATTCTCTTGTAACAGGGTAGCAGTATCGCTATTTTTAAGTTTTCTATCGGCTTCTTTGAACGCACTCGATACCACCTCGTAATCGTCTATGCTTAGTTCGATCCTGAGATCTCTGATCTTCAAGTGTATATAGTATTGATCCCTTATGTCGGCACCCTCAGAGAAGATCTTGTCTTTGTTGAAATTGTAGAGGTTCCGGTTTAGGTTGATCTGTACGTTGTCGTTTACCGGATCCATAGCAACCTTCTTACGGCAGAGCTCGATATGCTGTCCCGGCTTGGCCTCAGGGGATCCCCGCTGCTGCCAGCGCTGGAAAGCAGCAATCATGCCCCTGGCAAACTCCATGAAATCGCCTCTTGATAAACTGATCCTCAGATTGCGATAATGGACGTGCATCTTCTCGCAGACCTCGACCACCAGCCTGTTGTTGAATACCGACTTCTCGGAGATTTCCTTACCCGCTAATTTTTTCAGTGTTTGTCCCATGCTTACTCCCGATACTATCCATCACCCATTTTCCTTATGCTATTTTGTATTTGGCTATGATCCTATCGTAGATGTCCTTATACCTTACAGCGTTGACATCCGTGTTGCCCCACTTTCCAGTTGTCGCATCAGCAAACCCTCTGACAACTGCCCAAAGCAAAAACTTGGGAGGCAGTTTCCATACAATAAACATGATAAACTTTTCCATCGTTCCTCCTCACTTCATGTTGATAAGCTCTTTTACGCCCTGGTAGTGCACTATGACCTTATTTAAGAGCCCTTGCGGATCGTCCCCGCGCATAATGCCCTTCATGAATGAGCGCCAGATCTTCTCGTTCTTCTCAGCCCAAAACTCGCGATATACCATGTTAGTCATAAACATATAGAGCTCACGCGGTATGTCGTAGTCCACCATCATCGTCTTGTTGTTTGACCAACCCTTCTCATTCCCCATAGCCCTGAGCTCTTTACGCTTGAGCCAGTTGACTCTTCTTGTCTCTTGGCATAGCTTGGGAAAGTTATGGAGCTTGGACTGTACAAATTTATCCGCGACCCGGCGTATAAATAGCTCTGTATTCTGTAATGGGCTCTCAGAGTGAGTCTTTAAGACCTCCTGGACTGCGTGAGTACGGATGTCCTCATCCGAGGTGTTCTGCTTCCTATACGCCTCTTCGCCCGCAACCTTCTTCGTTGCTGACAGCCCCTCATCCCGTTTAAACTTGGTATCGGCTTTATTCATCGTCTCACGCCTTTACAGAAAAACCACTCCGGGTAATACCTGAGATTCAGGCATATATCTACTTTCAAAAGATTGAAGTACCTATTTAAGATGTCGGTCTGCAACGGGAAGGCTCTGATGTGCCCCTCGCACATGAAGCGCGGTACACTGAATATGACTGTGGCGCCCTGTTTTATATTATTTATGACTGCAAAATCGTTCTTGATATGCTCCAGGACTTCGAGCAATATCGCCACATTGTAGTCGTGTTTATAGCACTTGGGATCCAGCGCATCCCCTACAAAGAAATGCTGAGGAGTGAGCTTAGTCGCGATAGCAACAGCCTCTCGTGAGAAGTCGAATCCATGATAATTCCGTACCCCTTTGTCGTATAGGTAGTGCCCCATTTGTCCGGCGCCAGAACCGATCTCAAGGACTTTGGGCTCTTCGATGGCTTTAACGTGTTTAACGACATGCTGCATGATCCGGTAGAACGGGAGCGTCCGGTAGTGCGCATGATATATCGCCTCCTTCTTATAGACCTCATCATAATCTTTTGCTATCAGTGTTTTCATATGAAAGGGGTGGGAGGGGTGGTTAGCCCCTCCGTTCCCGTCCTTTCGGTTAGCTGATAGCTCCAGAGCTATCCAACTGTGCCTGCTCAGCGTGTGCCTTCTCATTACCGAATTGTAGAGTCATCTCGCCCTCTACCCAGCCCTTGACCGAAGATGCGGTCGGCGCACCCTTGTAACTCTGGATGTCGCGCAACACTGCGACCTTGATCTGTTCTGGCGTGGTAATGGCTAAACGGGCAACTGGTATGTGCCTGTTCGGTATAATATCAACAGTACCAAAGGCACCTTCGTACTTGTTGATATTGGCAATCGCTTGCCTGGTCGAGGCTTCGATGTTGAAGGTGAAGCCTGTTTTTGCGGAGAAATTCTTAGAGATTACTCTCTTCTGGTAGCCTCCGCAAATGAGCGCCCTGGGATCTCCCCCGGCGTCCCAGACCTCCTGGAGCCTGGCATTGACAATATCCTCAGTGAGCTGGGAAATAGCTGCACCTGAGGCACCGTCCGTACCGAGTCCGGTGTTGGTCTTGATGGCCTTCAGCAAGCCCATCGCTGTACGAGCCGTGTTCGATGCACCAACCGCTGTGGTTCCGGTATTGACAAATATCTTCTCAAAGTCTGTGCCGAGCTCTTTGAGCGCCTTCATCAGTTCCCTTGCCACATCGTCCTTGATACCTGCTGTGGTTACTGCCATCTGGGTGAATGACACATCCCAATTCCTAAGACGGATATGCGTGTAGTTCATCCGCCTCGTCCTGACGGCTCTGGCTGAATACGATAATGCTGCGCCTTCCACGATGCCAGTTGTTGCAGCACTGGCGAGGTTATCAACCTGCCATTCGTGCTTCGTGGAAATCGACTTGATCTTCCTGCTCATGGACAACAATGGCGTGTCGTCCGCAAAAAGATCGGCTACTACGTTAGTGAGACCTTCTCGGTTCCCTATGGTTACATAGGTATCGAGATAGGTGTTTGCCATGTGTTAGCTCCTTTCGGTTTATTGTTCTTTAAGCTCCTCAGGAATAAACTTATCTACACCGAACGCAGGATCATTCTTGATAAGCTCTGCCTTATCGGTGAGATCGCCTCCACGGAAAGCCTTGCTCCTAAGATCCTTCAACTTCTGGCTCGGAGTCTCGTCTTTGCTCCGCTTGAATTTGTTGGTGTCCAAGTTCGTCTTGCGCTTAAACTTGTTCACCTTCTGCTTCAAGTAGCGGGTCTTTTTGGTCGAGCTCTTGGCCTGACCCAAGAGTTTATACTTCTCGATGGCGTACTCTATCGCCATCGCCTGCCCATCGACCAAACCTTGCAAGCTCTTCTTCGACTGGAAGATTTGCTTTGCGATCGCGATGATCTCCGGCTCTGCTGCTTCCGGATCCTCAATTTCATCATCATCGTGAATCTCCTCCAGCTTCTCCTGCATCAAGACTGCCTGCTGTCTGTGGAACTTAGCAGGGGCGTCCCTCCTGACCTGCTCGATCTGCTCTTCGAGTTCGAGCATATCCTCAAGTTCAGTCTCGCCCTTCTCATCGCCCTTGTCGATCTTCGACTGAGCTTTGAGCTGTGCCTTCCGGCACTTGCGCTTGGCAGCCATCAGCTCTGAATCAGACATTTTCTCCAGCCTGGCTATTACCGGATCGGCCGCAGGAGCGTCATGCTTTGCAGTCTTTGCCTTGCGCGTCTCAGACTTAATGCGCCTTTCGAGCTTCTTGACGATCTTCTCATGCTTAGATTTAGGGATCAGCTGCTCCTCTTCTTCCTCCTCATCCCCCTTCTTCTTAGCCTTAGAAGGATCCTCCTCAAGCTCTCGCTTGCGGGCTATGCCTTCTTCGGTTAAGTCCTCATCGGGGATGTCGAGTAGCTCTTCATCGCTGACATCGGCTTCGATGACCTCTTCTTCCTTACCCTTCTTCTTAGCACCCTCCTTGCCCTCTTCTTCGCTTTCCTTACCCTTCTTTGGCTTATCCTTGTCATCGACAGGGAATTCCATAGAGGCGAGGAGCGCGTTGGCCGCGTTCCTCTTCCGGGTCTCGACTTCACGAGTCTCGGCGTTTTTTTCCTCAGCAGTCTGTGTCTTTTCTTCTACCGCCATCTTGCCCTCCTACTTTCTCTCGCATTTATAGGCTTGGGAGCCTGCTCAAGCGGTTTTTTCTCGCATTTAACGTCTTGGGAGACGGTGCGGTTATAGAGTCGCACTCTCGCTTGAGCGTTTATACTTCTACGCCTCCGCCCGCCCCGCCGGGACTCCCGGTAGTTTGAGCTTCGGCTTTCTTCTCTGCCACCAGCTGATTCTTTATGTCAACGCACTGGTCTATGCGTTCAGTCAATAGATCCAGCCCGATTAAAATGCCTAATGCCTCCTCAGCCGAGTATGATGTATCACTTACTTTGCGCATCTTGGCTTCTTTCTCTATCCCGGCAATAAGCATCTTTAGTAATTCGCCCTGGTTGCCCTGTGCAAGACCTTCGGCGACCAAGCCTATTTCGATCTGATCCTCATTACTATTCCGTTTCATCCTCTCTTCAAGCCTCATATTCTGCGCTCCTTCGCTTATGCTCTACGAACTCGGCTATTGTATCGCTCATATGATTCCTCATATCAGCCATGCCCTCCATCCGGGCTGAGACCAATTCTTTCTCATACTTGGACTTGAAACACCCGGCCATGATCGTGTACTTCCAGTGGATAAAGGCGCGGATGACCATATTAAACGGCATGGGATGACAAAGCATGTGCATCCCGTAACTATCTCGCCAGGTAACACCATAGCCGGGCGGAACAGGTGCTCCCTCAGGGAGTAGGATCCCGATGACCATCTTCCCATTCAGAATCTCAGTCAGACTCTTCTTTCTTGGCTTCTTTTTCGTCAGGTGCATACTTCCTCCCATGTATTCTTGCTATGATCTCTTCTTTGTAGAGATCAAGGAAAGTATCGATCTGCTTAAGCTCTATGCCCTCAGCGACCGCAGCCTCCTTCATGTCATTCATGAGCTTCTTCTGGTACTCACCGATCATCTTCTTCTCTTTATCGGTATAAAGGAGCCTCTGCCCAGCCTTAGGATCATAGTCATCCAGGAACATCCTCTTGAGCTCGGCCTGCTTGACATCCGGATCCCCGGTGAATGTCCTGAGAAGGTTCCATGACTTCGTTGCCCTCAAGACCGGATTCGTGTTATCCAACCTGCCGTTCGGCACGATATTCCACTTCCCTTGGATCTCGCGCCTCTTGACCTTGACAGGTTTTCTGCCTGTCATCAGCATTTCCTCTTCCTCATCACCGTACTGCTCATACAAAGCATCGATCTGATAATAGACCTTCGCCATCTGGACTTGGAATACAGCAAGGTCAAACTCTTCATTGAGCCCTAAGTCCTGGGCTGTGTCCACGATCTCAGCCTTAGTCTTTTTACCCCCTCTGCCCATGCCCGGCAGGTTCATGTCCATTGACTGCTTAGCGCTTATGGACTTAACCCGGTTATCAGACCAGCTCTTTAAGTACTGCGCGAACTGGAAGAGTAGGGGCTGTGAGATATTCCCCATCTGCCTGATCTGGTAGTCATCCGGAGAGCCCTGGGTCTCAACTGTCTCCCCTGGGATGTAGCGTCTGCTTTTGATGTTCGTAACTGTATTGCGCCTCATGACCACAACAGGCTTATTCGTGATCGTGCCGTTGTCCTCAGCCTGGTTGATCGCTGTAGATATACCTATCTGGTAATCCTCCTCCAACTGTGGAATCCCGCGCGACGCGTATAGGTGCATGTCAATAAGTTCACGCCTGACGTCTGCATACGGAAAGAGGCCGTGATCGTAAGGCACTTCGATAAACCTCAGGACATCCTGCGGGGTATTGACCGGGTATGTGGCAATGCAGCGCTCCTTGATACCGTCATCATTGACGTCATACCAGCAGCAGGTCTCGCTAAGATCTATGATCTCATCCACCTCTTCGCCCGAAGGCACCCCCTTCTTCTCCTTTGTACCCCAGGCCGCTATCTCGTTATCGGTATATTTTTGATACTTCTCATCCCGCATGGCCAACTTGATCTGCGTGAAGGTGCGGGAGAATGGGTTAGCAATAAACCTTGCCCACTGGAGGTCAGTAGTATCCCAGGGAATCACAAGATCATCCTTGAGGTCGCAGGCCACAACATCAGCCTTGTTATTCTCGATCTCAATGAGCTTGAGATCAAACTTGGTCTTGCCTTCCCGAAACTTCCCGACTGCCTTCTCGCACTCCTCGATATTCTCCTCAAAGGAGTCATCAACCGAGAACTCCTCCAAGATGATCCTCAAGAGCATATCATCCGTTGTCCTGGGGTCTGTCAGAGCTTCTATTGTTTTCTGGTCATAATCATCCAGATCAAACTCCTCGGTATAGTTCCGGGTGGAGTAATCCCATACTGTCTTAAACACGACTCCGCCGCGCTGGAGACACTTGTCTATACCAATGAGGTATTGAGGCACGAAGTTCATCTTTTTCCTGACTCTCCAGTCAAAGAGCTGCTCGCGCTTACGAGCTGGGGCTATATCTTCTCCACCATAGGGATCAAACGTACATATAGGCGAGGCTTTGATAAGACTTGCGTAGGAAGGCTTGAGTTCGGTGATCTTGGAATCAATGACCGGAATTGAGTAATTCGCTGCATTTTCCCAAGGTGAGGTCTTAGGTGTTGTACGGATCCCATGTCTTAAATTATGCCACCTGTCTTGGTTGTAGTCCCAGCGCTGACGGTTCCCTCTCTCGGTCTCTACATCCTTTGACAGGTTCGATACAAAGTTGCGTATCTCATCGGTGATTTCAAGCGCGTTAACCTCTTGTAGCCCCTCAGGGTGAGTAGTCTTTCTCGGCATCAGTTATCCTCCGTAAAACTTTCGGTAGACTTCGCGATATGCGTCTTTCAACGCTCTTACATAGTTAATGTAGTGGATCTTCTTACACGATATGCTACAAAACCCGCCTTCTCTACCCCCATGATCGTATTCTATGCAGCAGCATCGGCACTTCTTGCTGATAACTTGGGTACTCATGACGCCTCTCCTTCTCTGACAGGCTTTTTCTCGACAAATTGGCTAAACTTATAGCACGTCCTGCACTTCTTGTCCCGGTTCGCACAGCTCCTGATGCAAAAGCTCTGATGATTCGTTCTCGACTTGTAGCTCATCAATACCCCGTCGCAACTGGCTCAGGAGCAATCTCACCGGACTCAGTGATAGGTATGCCTTGCCCCTGGCGATCTACTCCCACTTCTCTCTCAATCTCTGGCTTCTCATAGTTCTGCAAGAAACCCCACTGCAACATAATCCAGGCATCCCCTCTATTTGGGGATCTACCCAGCCTGTCCTTAATATCGTCCTTGTCCTCGATGGCCACCCTGCCCCTATTATTCTCGAAATACTGGGGCTCTCCGAGATCGTCCTTGAGCTCTTCATCCTCCGGGATAGAGGCCAAGCCTTGCTTAGCAGCCTCTGCGACCTCAAAGTGAGCCTTAGCCCTGAGGTTCTCATACTGCGGCCGATCCCTCATCTTCGGGTCGAGTTCCTTCTCTTTAGCGGAGCCATGATACTTAATGACAAGATACTTTTTGGATTCCTCGCGCCGCATAATCTCCTGCCATGTACCTATGCCAACACCATCACAGTCAACCATGATAAAGGCTGCATTAAGCTCATCAGCCATATTGAGTGCATCGATCGCATTGAGCCCTGGCGCCTGATTGCGTTTGACTATCATCTTGGAGACATTGCCGTTCTTGCCACCCATAATCACGTTGTCATCAATGCCTTCCCCGGCCGAGTCAACAGAGACACCCACATTGTTTTTGAAAGAAACAACTGGACGCTTCATTTGCTCAAGGATCTCAGGCGGGAAGAGTGTATTGATAGACTTCTTCGGGATCTGGCCGCGCACCCTGCCATCCCAGCGGGGATCATCCTCGCCCCACTTCGTGCGCATAGCCTCAACCCACTCGTATGAGGCCAAGCCAGGGATAATGGTCTTTCTGTGCTTATAGTTCGGGTTGTCCCGGCAGTCAAAGTTGAATACGATGTTATCTGTCTTGTTGCGCAACCCCTTTGCGAATCGCCCAGTTGCCCTGGTGGGGTTGCCTATGAATATGACAAGGGTATTCTCGGATGTCGTGATACCATCGATCTGATCGTAGATTGTATCTTCAACGGCCTGTGCCTCTGAGACTATGACGCAGACATTCGGAGCATGAAAGCCTTGAAACTTGCCCCCTTCGGCCTCTTTGGAGGCGCCTGTCTCCTTTGTCGTGAACCCGAGCAGATACCAGTCCTCTGGCCGGATCTCAATATACGGCTGCCTGTAAGCTGTACCACCGAAAGCGGGGTCTCTCCTATGCCAATGGCCTAAGGTCTCACCCCACATGATTTTCTTGACCTGGCGGTCGGTGGGGGCTGTCTCAACCACGATAGAGGGCTTGAAACAGTCCAAGAACCATAACGCAATACCAGCGCACATATAGTCCTTGCCTAAGGAGTGCCCGGATCCTATGTAGATATGCTTACGCTCTTTCATGGCGCGCGGAAGGGCAGACAATAGCTCATCCTGGAGCTTCCAGATCTTCTCAACCTGGAGCACGTCCCTCATGTAGATCTGAGGGTGTTCGCGCCAGCTATTCAACAACGAGTAGGCTTTCGCGGACTCTATTTGCGGGCTTACTGCCGTTTCCATCCTTCTCAATCTCCTTCTTGTGCTCCTCAGCCTTAGTGTGTAGTTGATTGACTATGTTGATATTGGCATTAACCGAGATCTGCTGAGCTGTGGTCTTTTTACCTTCAAGCTCCTCTTGTGCCTTATCAAGCGAGGAGATCGCTGCTCCCAGCTTCGTCTCATAGATCCTATCGCCGAACGGAGTCCTGCTCTTTAGCTGGGGTGTCATTGCCTTCTTGTATATAGTCTCATAACGCAACATACGGATCGCCTGATGAGTTATGGGGACGCGCATGATATTATCGAGTAGCCTTCTCTGGAGGTATCGGATGATTGATCTCCAGCGCGTTCTCTTAGAGAATTGATGGGCAGACTGGCGGGAATATGTGCCAACTTCCGGGTAGTATTTCAAGACAAGATCGGCCACTTCTTGAGGAGTTCGCATTTCTGCAAACCACATGCACATACGCAGATAGCGCTCTCTGGCAGCTCTCTTCTCAGTAGATCTATCCTTCGCAGGGTAATTCATCTGGGGTGTTCTTGTCAGTTCCATGTAAAGGCTCCCCGGTTAGCGGCGTCATTCTAAGCTCAAATAGACATTCTTTGAATTGCGCGAATGATTTTAGCAGGTTCGCAAGCTGCGTGGCATCAAGGGTAACTGTCATAGTAGATTGTCCCTGACCGTCAACGCCAATGCACTTGCGGTTTTGATCGAAGCTACCGATTATGACTATCTCTTCATTCTCACTCATAAAAAAGAGCAGTTCAACATCCTATCAATATCGGACATCAAACTGCTTCGTTAGACTTCGTTAAAATAAAAAAAGACAAGCCGTGTAAACAGTGTCAGACATCGTTTTGCACAACTTGCCTATGTTTAAAGTATAGCTTCTATTTTGCGGTCTGTCAAATAATTTTTTAAATTAAAGCTGCTGAATACGATTGTTTACCTCATTTCTTTAGGGTCTAAAACGTATCCGCACTGACCGCAATAGTATTTGTCGCCTTCGAATAGTGCGTCATCCCTTTGTCTGCTCCCTTAAAGACATCTTCATCTTATCCGCGCCCCATTCCAGCAAGCCAAGAACTTGAGTCTTGCCTCCGCCAAAGTCCATGTGTAAGCTGTCGCTTTTACCGTCTAGATTTTTCACCCCTATAAAAATAAACCCGTCATACCTCTTTTTGATTTCCTCGCAGATGTCATCCCACAAGACCAATGAGAGGTCAGACATCACCCCTCCTTCCTTCTTTGTCGCGCTTGGCCTGCCTATTCTTTTGGAGAAAATACCGGATTGCATCATACTTACAACAGGCAGACGTTGTGCCCTGGTATCCATAAGGGTCTGGTAAGTAAACGCTGTAATGGCTATCATTTTCTCGATGGTCTATAAATATATCACGCAAGCGAATCTTGAGCATCTTACTTAACCTTGTGCACTCTCCCCTGCAACACGAATGGTTACCCATCATGCTTTCTCTTTCAACCTCATTACCAGCGGCCTTGCCCAATTCCGTGCGGTCGGGCATACCCTTGAACTCCTTTTGCTTATTAACCATGACACCCTCCTCCCTCCCACCAGTGAGTTACTTTATTCAACGCCTTCATCAAGCCAGCAGATGGCTTACCTAGCTTTTTTAAAGTTCCCAGGATCTTCTCCAGCTCCTCTTTCGTAAATGGAGCATCAGTGGCGGCTCTCTCAAACCCACAGAACCTTCCTATTTCTTGATGAAGCTCTCCCTTTCTTTTTTGTTCGGCTCCCATCTTATCTTCTCCTTGCATCAGCCATGTGCTCGGATAGCATCCGCTATCTCTCCCAACACATCAATCATCCTCTCAAGAACGCCATACTGGTTTTCTGGTAATCTCAAAATATGCTTCGTCTGATAGGCTACCCTTGTCGCCCTTGCCTTTGCTGCTGCCAGGGCTTCCTCTTCTGTTTTCGCCTGTACTTCAATCTGAATTTTTCTCAAGCCCCCGTCATGTGCCTCTATGATATACAAATAAGCATCTTGCATCACTGCCTCCTTTTTTTACGCCATTTACTCGCATCAGGGCAAGTAGCGAAATGGCTCATCATAGTATCTGGATCAAATATCTCTGCCCCTGCATCCGCAACGGTATCCGCGTCAACGGGTATGTTCTTGCCCGCACTTGTTTTGAGCCATACAATTTCAGCTCCGCAACTTCGACATTCACTCATGCAACCCTCCTAAAACTTATAACCCACACCCAGGGATTATTCTCCCACTTAAAACCTTTCTTAGCGAGGGAGTTCCAGAGGTCTATAAACCATCTTTTTGGTGTTGGAATTACATCTATTTTTGCTCTACTTCTTTCTTTTAACGTTCCATAAGGATAGCCTTCTAAAAAAGCCTCATTATCGCTTATCTCCCGCAACCTCTTTACTCTTATGTCGGTGATTTCTAAAGTGATACGAGACGCCCAGCGGGGCATAAAGAGAGGGCTTACCCAATAGAAAGTTTCAGGACAATCACTCATGTCAGCTGTGTGCCACTCGTAACACTTCTGACACGCATACACGGGTACACCGTATTCGTATTTTATTACGCTTCTTTCTGCTGGTTTTTTGGGAACAGATACTTGCTCAAACTCTATATGCCCAGTATTGTAACTTTCAAAACGCTCAAAGTATGCGAATGTCTCCCTTACCCACAACCTATCTCCGACTTTGCCGTAAGGACATTTAGAGTAAATGTCGTGCTTTCCTTCATTATCGCAATTTTCGTCCCATTGATTAAATGGCTTATGACAAAACGAGCATTTTGTTGGCTGTGGCTTCACTACCCGCCTTGTTTGAGATTTCCGCCCCTCAAGGATAGCTTTGACCATTTCGCTTGAGAAGATTATGGGTCGTTCCTTCATTTCCCCTCCTTACAGCGTGAACCAGTCATGTTCCTTAGTGATATATAGAATCG